AGTTTCTGGCGACTACATTCGTTCTTTCATCCAACCCCATACCCTCCAAATCAGTAAGTTTAATCTTATCCAGTTCTGGAATCACTTTTACAATTTCACTCATCATTCATGTTTTTTATTGCTGTTTGTATTCTTTTTTCTATCCAGATAAGCAGGTTTTTAAGATACTGCTCACGGTCTTCATACCACCATTTAGGCGTAAGTAAAAAACTTTCAATATAGTCTTTAGCTTCTTGTATTTCGATACACTTCAAAGTATCCGAAAGCTCGATTTTCGTTGTTCTGTGCTTTCTTAAATACAAAGAAAGTTTAACATTTGCCTTTTCAATATTTTCTAAATTCATGGCTAGTCTCCTGTATATGTGCCAGCTGGCTGGTTAGTATAATAACTAGAAAAATCTGATTGAATATTAGTTTCATAGGTAGGCCAAAAATCAGCCTCTTTAGCTTCATTTAGCCTAAATTCCTTTTGCTCTTTCCAAACTTGCTTAAGCGCATCAGATAGACTGATAAATCGAGTTCTGGTAAGGTAGTGCGCTCTTGTAAAAATTCTGCGTTTGTTGTAAGGTTTCATGATTTCATAGTTTTATAATATACCTGTATTGCAATCATTGATATAATCAACTTTCGGCGATCTAACATATTCATGTTGCCAGCTAAAATATTGATTGTTCTAAAGCAGCGTTTAAATGTTTTCATCTCGATAGTTTTTAGTGTTGTTTCTTACTTATTATACGTAGAAAACTCTTGTTTGTTTCATTATTACCTTACAAATGTAAGAAACTTTTTTGATACTACCAAACAAAAAACCTCGAAACTTTCGCTTCGAGGTTAAAAAAAATATACTAAAAACATGAAAAAGATTTTACTTTTCTGAAAGCGAGGTAATTAGCGTGTCGATCATCAATAAAAATTCAATTGCTTTTTCGACAATATTCTCAATTTTGTCATTATTCAAATCTAATTCTGATTGAATAAGTGCGAATAAATCAAGTTTTTCCTCACTGTCTAAATCGTTAAATTCATCTTTTATTTTGCTTCCAGATTTTACAACCCGAACCACATCGCCAAAAGATGCAGCGCCAACGCCCAAAGCTTCGGTTAATGAAATTTTTCCGTCGTCCTCAAACTTGTTTTCGATACGTTCAGCCAGATTAATGACTGCAATAATCGCTGTTGATAAATTCTCAATACCCAATTTTTCTTCCATGATTAAATTTTAATTAATTAAGTTACTAATATACAACTTATTTTACTCTTTCGCAAATTGACCTATTTGTAGAGAAGCTCCAATAGTAATCAAATAAGACCCCCAAGCCGCTAAACCAGCCGGAATTGATACCGGAGCAGTTGTTATCAATATACCAATTGTCCCAATCACAGCCCCAGCGATTTGAACATTGCGCCAAAATTTTGGAGTTTTTGAAGTCGCGCGGCTTTTTAATTCTGCTAGCTTTTTCATAAGTCTTTAATTTTAAATGACGGACAAGCCTTGTTTGAAAATTCGTAGTGACCGTGTACGGTGATACCGGGATATTTCATTTCTAAATTTTCAATGAGTATTTTTAAAGCGTGCTTTTGTTCTTTAGTCCTAGTGTCTTTAGGATTAAAATCTTTATCAACACCACCAACATAACATATGCCAATTGAATTTTTATTTTCACAGGAACAGTGCGCCCCCATAACATTTTCCGGCCTACCCCTTGAAATTTCACCGTTTAAATGAATCAAATAATGATAGCCTATTGTCGCAAACCCTCGTTTTTTATGCCATAATGTAACCTCTTCAAGCGTTGTTTTACGGCCTTCGGGAGTTGCTGTACAGTGAATTATTATTTTAGTTATAAAACGGTTCATTTGGTTTCTCTATCTAATAAGAATTTATAGGTCTCATCCACCTTACCGCGAATATAGAGTAAGTCTTCTCTATCTCTATCATGTATTTTTTGATGTTTTTCCTCTCTATTATTTTGGTCTTGGATATATTCTGTTTTATCCAACTTACCATTTATTTTCTCATCCAATATTTTTGAATCAGATTTTCTGTTTGTATAACCAACGGAAAAAACCGATATAGTTATCCCTGTTGCGATCATTAATAAACTACTGATAAGTCTATCCTTCACTTTTTGAACCATGTTTTTGCCGTTAAAAAAATTAGACTTAAGATAATAAATACACTACCTATACATAATTGTCCGGCACGATCAACTAATAAATAGTGTTTGTCTATATTGAAAAACAAATATATTCTTAAAGCTGCCATAATACCCCAATATATAATATTCATTAAAGCCATTAATTTATATAAAGGTAAAAAACACACCTTTTGAATATCAATAAAAATAATCATAAAAAATAATGAAGATACAAGCCAATAATAATTAACCCAATAATTATTTAATGGATCTCCTATTAGTTTATAGATGAATATAAGCATGAAATAGAATATACTGGCTATTATCGCGTTTTTCATAATTATTTTGTTGGAGGTGGATTCCCTTCTGGTTTTGGATCTTCTGGTCGTTTCATAATTTAAAAGATATAAAGTTAGTTTTATTTGTTTCTGTTCCACCCTTCCAAAGCGGATAAGATGAACTATTTTCAGATAAAAATTTAATCACATCATTTGCGTACCCTTGTGCTGTCGCCGCGTATTCAACTGCAATACGTTGTTTATTTTTTGAGTCTTCAAAAGATTGCTGTGGATTGTTTACAAATTGAATAGCTCCGATATTACTCATAAATAGATCACCTTCACGCGCCGCAATTGCTAACCACCAATAACATAAAAGAGGCTTAATGCCGTAATACGTTATTGAATCACTTGAATAAGTATAAGTCTTTCCATTTAGTAAATCGGCATATATTCCCGTTAACCTATCGCTATCCATGAACGCCTTGTAAAGAGCATCACCTAATAAACCACGTAAATTTTTGCGCTGAATTTCTTGCACAAAAGTATTGAAGCGGTTAGTATCAAATTTTGGATCTACACGCCTATACGTTTGTACGTCTGTTATTGATATTAAATTTGTCTCAGCCATGATTAAATTTCTTCTTCATCGTTAACCAACCAGATTTTTATTTGCTCGTCATCAAACCCAAACCCATTTGACAACATAATAGCCGCCTGATCGTAAGTTAATTCATCTTTTTTATATTTACGTGTAATTCTAAAAACACCCTGCAATTGCCTTCCGGTTAAATTTGTAAGAGTGCTGTTAACTTCGGACTGAATTGGCGCCTCTGTTCCGGGTTGCTCGGTTGGTTGCGTTTCCGCCTCACCTCTCATTGTGAAAGTTTTCGGAATTATTTGTATTGCTCTAATGTTTGACCAAATTGAATACGATAATATTTTAGTTAATTCCTTTTCAATTTCCTTTCGCTCTGTCTCAGTTTGTGAATTGTAATAATGAAAAGCATCGGCAAACGATTCTTGGTTAAACATGCCGCCCGTTGCAACGCCGTTCAAAATTGGCGGCTGTCTGAATGCTGCATATATACCAAAGATTGCCCGTTCAATTTGGTTCGTGTGTAAGCTGTCGATATTATTTCTGGACATTGGGGTAAACCATTTCCAATTGTTTAAGCCCTCCGTAGGCATTGCGCCAACTACGCGTATTCCTCCGGCGTTGCTAGAGCCAACGTCTGCGCTTAAATTTTTCTTTAAGTCTTCAAGTTCTTTAGCGTTTGGTATATTTATTGGATAGGACACAATTCCAGAAAGTGAATAATCATTTTGAATAGAACTTAAACTATACAAATCAGCCTCGGCTTCAAATTGCGCTTTATCTAAAACGCTGTCCCATGTACAGGGTGTATACCAATCAGAGGCGTTAGGTATGACATACAATAATTGACCTGTATATTTGTTAATATCTTTGCTTTCGTTTATTTCGTTAATAACATTTTCAGGCCAAAACGGATTATAAATAACCTCATCTTTTTTTAGTAAATTTCTTCGTGACCAATCGGGGTTAACGACAAATCTTTTTAAATCTGCATGCCAGCGAACCGATTCGAAATTTATTGGATTTATTTCGACAATTTGCCCTAATACATTATAATTGAAATGAAGCGCGAAGCCTTTGAATTTAGATTTTGAATTGG